AGGCGAGGCTCGCTGAAACTTTAAAGAAGATGCGTAAATAAGGATATTTTATGACAGAGCAAGAATTAGTAAATGTTAAATTAACCCGCGTTAGATTGTTACATGAATTATATTTAAACTTCATCCGCAATGCATTTAGTCAGCCGATGGAAAATGGCCATGCAACACAAGCAATGGATCACTTTATTGATGGCTATTTGCGTTTAAAAGAAGCAATCATGACCGCAACTGATGAGACAAAACCCCATGAAAGGCAAGATTTTGCAGCAGAGAGTGCAAAAGCAGACGTATCATGCGAGCCAATCTCAGGCAATCAACCCTTCGCACCCTCTAATTGTGATTGAGCAAACGTACTTTGATAAAATAAAGCACTATTTTAATGGTGATGCCACTAAAGCTTGGGATTGGTTTAATGCAATAAATCCATCCCTCGGTGGTATTACGCCTCTTTCTATGATAAAACTTGGCCGCGAGAAAAAGTTAAAAGCATTTATTGATTCGCGTATGGAAGGTTATTATCCATGAAGATACTTGATTTAAAAACAGAGCCAGCATTGAAAGTGCAAGTTATTAAGATGATGTACGATGATGTTAAGGATCGGCAAAGCGCTGATCGTTGGCATGATTATAAACGCGAGATTACATATAAAAATGAAAGATATATTATTAGTGCAACCATTCGATGTGATAATGAAATGTTCAGTTATCGCAATCTTATTATCGAGCGCCCGCAAGAGATCATTGACATTAAAAATACACCTTGGTTGTTGCATTAATGCGTGATTCTATTTTTAGCAATTCGGTCTGTCTTGAATATATAGAAGCTGCGCGCTTAATTGGTGTTTACTTTGCGTCTAAAAAGCCAGAGCCTATTGCGTTGACTAAGCGCTATCAAAAAGCATTAGCATCGTATCGATTCTTGTTAGACAAAAATAATCTTAAGATGCCTATTAAAATTAAGGATTTGTAAAATGAAAACGAAGAAAAAAGAAAAGCTCATGCAGGAATTATCTAACGATTTAATGGATATATTTTTAGCAGATTCATGTAAGTATATAGAAAATAAAAAAGATGATGTAAAGATAATAGGTAATAACGCAAGACTTATCACACTTGCATTGCTTAAAACATTCACCATGCTATTAAAAGCATATGCCCCTGATGATTCAATGTTTGAAAATTTTATTAACGATAGAACAATGACGATATGTGATTTGCTATTTAGAACATTTGATGATATTGACGAGCTAAAATCAAGGAAACACTAATCATGGTTAGGATCGTTGCGTTATCTGATACGCATTGTAAACATAAACAAGTATTTATTCCAGATGGTGATATCTTGATTCACGCGGGTGATATGACGGGGCTTGGAAAATATAATGAGTTTATTAGCATGGGTAATTGGTTTTACAAGATGAAAGAAAAATTTAAGCATCGCATTATCATTGCTGGCAATCATGATTGGGGATTGATGCATCAGAAAGAATTGATATTAGATGCGCATTTTGACTCAGATGTAATTTACTTAGAAGATAGTGGAATTGAATTAGAAAGTATTAAGTTTTATGGCACGCCTTGGATGCTTGAATATTATTATTGGGCATTCATGCGCACTGAAGATGAGCTTGTTAAATATTATGCGGCCATTCCTGATGATACGGAAGTCTTGATCACACACGCGCCGCCTTTTGGCATTTTAGATAAAGCTATGGATGGCGATAAGTGCGGATCACGGGCATTGTATGAGCGAATTAAGCAGTTGCCAAAGCTAAAGCATCATATCTTCGGGCACATTCATGAGTCATATGGAAGCGAGACAATTAATGGTGTGGGCTTTCACAATGTATGTAGTTTGAATGGTAATTATAGATATCAAAATCCACCGGCGGTAATTGACATATGAAGTTTGTAAAAGGTTTTGTTTTTGCATTTATCTTATTGATTGTTGTTAGCGTTATTGTTGGTTTAATATCTTTATGGCCAATAAGTATTTTAGTAACGATTCCTTGTGTCGTTGGTTTTTTATGTTGGAAACTTGATATATGAAATGTATTAAACATACATTAATTATTGATACAGTTTGCAGAGGTTGCATTATGGCTAAGTATAAACAACGAGATGCATTATTGGAATTTGTACGTGAACTTTCTGATATAAATACTTATGATCGATATGCTAGCTTTAAAGAGATCGCGCTTTATGCCGCTATATTGTTATCTTCCATAGGTGAATTATGAAATTTCATGAAGTATTAGAAAAGATGACAGAATGCACAATGATACGCCGCAAAAATTGGCGAGGTTATTTAATAAGACATTCGAGCACACATTATCCTTTTTTAGAGGTTGATTTATTTAGAGAGCAATTAACAAAATATATATTTAGTTATAACGATTTAATGGCTGATGATTGGGAGATAATAGATTGAAATTAGAGATTATTGAATGGGTGGACAGTGAAGGTGTGGGTCAGAATTGGCAAGAAATAGATTCAAGCGTTAAAAGAAAACTTGTAACATGTTTCTCATTTGGTTTTGTTTGTAATGAATCAGACGAAGCGATAACTGTTTTTCCGCATTATGCTCATGCAAACGAACATTACAAACAAGGTCAAGGGTGCGGAGAGATGACAATTCCAAAGGTTGCTATTTTGTCCAGATCGGTTGTTGCTGTGTTAGATGAAGGTAATATTTTGAATAGGGTTTAAAATGAAACTAGAAGACCAAGGTAAATGTCATTCTTGCGAATATACTACCATTAACAAGAAGTCATTATCCAATCATATTAGATTTGGCTGCAAAGCTAACGTCGATTGGCACAAAGATGATTACATAAAAAGAAAACAATATTATTTAGATAAATCTAAAAAAAGATATGAAATTAAAAAAGAAGAAATAAATCATAAGCGCCGTGAAAGATATGCCAAAAATCCGGACAAAGAAAAAAAGATTGTAAGTATTTATGTTAATACGCCAAAAGGAAAGGCCATGAGCAAAGCCCGATGGCATCGTTATAGAACCCAAAAATCCAAAGGAAATGTAACCACAGAACAAATTCAATTATTATTTGAAAATAATAGATTATGCAAAAAATGTTCATCATCTGAATATCTTGAAATAGATCATGTTCAACCCTTAAGTAAAGGCGGCTTGCATATAATTGAAAATTTACAAATCCTTTGTAGGAAATGCAATCGTAGTAAGGGCGCTAAAATATGCTTACTTTAAAGGAACAAGTAGTTTCGTTTGAATTGGCTAAGCGATTGAAGGAATTGTATGTTAAGCAAGATAGTTACTTTAGTTGGAGTAATTGCGATACACCATATCCTAGATTAGTTCATTCGCATATGGAATTAGAAAGATCAGGCGATTATTTAATTTCAGCCTACACCGTCGCTGAGCTCTGCGAGATGTTGCCAGAGTTACCAGCACCACAAAGATTATCATTTGGTATTGAAAAATCAGCTATACGTGAGTGCTTAGGTGGTAAATATTATGGTGTTCATGATGCTTTAAATTATCCAGAAGATTATGACGTTTATGATGATAATCTCGCAAATGTATTAGCGATGTTACTAATACATCTAATCGAAAATAAATTGATCGAGGTCGAGAAATGAACAATACATTTATAGATAGCGTAATGGAAAAATCTAACGAGATAATAGACGATGAAGAATTTATGCAAATGGTTAGATCGAAAGGCGTGCGTATTACTATTGAAGATGGCGACCTTGTTGTTGTGGCCTATGTGTTTAATGATACGTGTTATGTCGATGATGTTTTTAAGGAGTAAGAATGAAATGAAAATTAGATTATCTTGTTATGCATGTCATCAATCATTGGAGCCTTGCGAAGATGGATCTATTGCAGAGCGTCGAGATATTATCGAAGAGAAAAATCAGATAATTAAAAGTCTCCGCGATGATCTTGATTTTGTTCATAAGGCATTTAATAAAGAAACTACTTTCTTTAAAATTGCAAATGCGGAAAAGCTCGAATTGGAAAAAGACTACAAAATAGCGAAGGATCGTATCACTGAATTAAACGAACAAGTTTTAAAACTTAAATCTGATTTAATCCCAAAGATAACTGGATATAATTTTGTTAATAGTGAAAATAAAAAACTTAAAGATTTAATCATTGAGTTGATGTTGGAGAAGCATAATGTCGAGTGAGTTAAAACTCTGTCCGTTTTGCGGTGCTGATGCAAAGTTAGAGGGTATCCGAATAGGAGTGCGTGATTTTATTTTTGCATCATGTACAAAATGCAAAGGACGCACGGGTGCATGTGCTTATGAACAAGAAGCAATTGATGAATGGAATCACAGAATAAATGATCCAACCCAATGATGAACCGATTAATCTTATCGCCATTTTCATCTTCTATAATATTGCTAGTGGTGCACAAGCCTGTTTATCATTCTCTCGCGACCTTAAGCATTGTAATGTTGTTACGTTCGACGGTGTTGATTGGATCGTATTGGATTTTGACCGGAGCGGTCTTATTACTAAACGATGCAAAGTTTCTTCCGGCTCTCGCTTTGTTGAGCTTCTCAAAATTAATCAAGATGTCTCAGCCGTAATCAGCGTGCAAGTTAATGCACGAACAAGCTTCACATGGTCGCCTTGGTGGGTTAGATCGTGCAATGAAGTCTGTCGATATGCCTCGGGCGTTGATATAGGATGGACTTTCAACCCTACCTCTTTATACAATAAACTGCTAAAGTATGACAAGAAACGGAATTTTGAAGTGTTATCCGCATGGAGGCGGCAACATGGGATTTTTGAGACCACACAAACCGAACCAACCAAAGGACAAATCGACTGCAATAATCGACCAACAGATCAGGCAAAATCAGGTTGAGCTAGAGCAGAAGCGAGCAAGTTTGTATAGTCAACGGTTAGGCATCATCAAATCACAAGGCTTTCAATCTTGGGGACGCGATGCTGCAACGGTTGTAAATGGTCTACCCCCTATGGGTAAAAGACAGGCGGCCAGGGCTGGCTTCCCCGTTGGTGACTTGTTCCCACGGTAAATGGCAAAGGATTGCTGAATAATGGAAGACCCGAAAAAGCTAAATGAGCGTATGCTGGAAGCGCGTAATTATAAAGACCGCTGGCTTGCATTGTACAAGGACTTGTACTTTTATGTGATTCCTGATCGGGATGCATTCAACGTAAAGTTTAACTATCGGGATGATGGAAAGCCTGTGACCCAAATGATTTGGGATAACACGGCAATGCTCGCAGCTTATCAGCGGGCAAATGATCTTCACGGCTTGCTATTACCGAAAGATCGTGTGTGGGGTAAGATGGTGCTAGACCCGCATTTATACGATGAGGAATTGATCGCACAGGCACAGGTTACAATGGATGAGATTAATGATCGCATATATTTTTATCTTAATGAGAGTAATTTGTCTCGTGTTGTTGGGAGTTCTAATCTCGATCTTGTTGGCGGCACTGGCGTTATATGGGTTGAGTCTCAATCTGATGAAGTACCTTTATATTTCCGCTCGGTTCCGGCTGTTGCGACTTACATCGAGTATTCGACAGACGATGTTATCAATACATGCTGGTTTGCGCAAAAATTAACCGGTCGATATATTCTTGAAAACTTCCCAAACTACAATGGGGAGAGGCGATCAGCTTTAAAAGATTTACCAAATGAGACTTATACCGTCAATTTCGGTCAGATTAAGTATAATGATAATAGCTATTTTATTTATGCTGTGCTTGATGATGACCCTATCCATTTCCTATTTCAACGCGAATCTATCTACCCCCAAATCATTATATACCGAGATAGAGTCAGACCAGGCGAAGCAGAAGGGCGCGGAGTGGGTACAGATATGCTTCCTACAATCATTGATCTCAATCGAATCGTAAGTTACTCCCGAGCTAATATGGCCTTTAAAGCCAACCCGCCAATGTTCTACGATGCGGGCACTTATTTTAACCCTTTCTCCATTAGGCAATGGGCGGGGGCTATGATTGCGAGAAACCCACAAGGGCGCAATCCGCTTGAAGCGTTAGAGATGCCATCGTATCCTGATGTGCTTCAACAGACTATGCTATTGCAGCAAGCCATTATTAAAGGCTTTCAAGTCGATCCTTTAGGCGAGGTTGAATCGCCCGTTAAATCAGCAACCGAGATATCTATTCGTGAGAACCGCGCCCAGAGAACATCTGCAACGGATATTAGCCGCTTGATTAATGAATTGCCAAAACAAGTATATGAAGTGTCCTCTAAGATTTTAAACGAACGGGGATTACTTACCAAAAAGCGTGAATCAATTCCAGGTTTTAATCCACGTAAGTTAAAGTTTAACTTTCACTCACCGCTTTATGATATTCAGAACCAACAAGACTTGGCACACCTTGTCTCTAACATGCAAATCAAACAACAATTCTTCGGCGAAGGTGCGGCGCTCATGACCGCAAATATCTTTGAGATGAATAAGTTTCTAACTGAAAAGCTAAACTTGCCGCGTAAATTATTCGCAACAGATGATGAAGTGCGCGAGTCATTAAAAGCAATGATGCAGCAAAATCAAGCAGCGCAACAACCTCTACCATCGCCCGCAACAGCAGCAGGTCAGGTACAGTTGCCGCAGAATCAGGGAGTTACGATTTAATGGTTGAAGGCTTGATCAATACCGGCAAAATCTCCAAGAAACAAGGTGACATTTATTATCTTTTTGCAATGAGCGATCTAGGGCGCAGTTGGTTAGACGGGATGACCGATTTAACTTTCATGGAAGAACCTATTAAACCGATTGAATGCGGTTATGCGTTTTTAGATGGACGGCGCTCATTGCTAAGGGATATTAAAAAAGAAATCATGTTAATTAATCATTTACTTAAGGACGAGCATAATGGACAACCAGAACCAAGACCAAGCGAATGAAATTATTTATGCTGGTAAGTTTAAGACAGTTGAAGAATTAGAAAACGGTTACAAAAATGCAGCGGGTGTATTTAATGAAAATGAGACGCTAAAAAAGAAGTTAAGTGAATTCACCTCCGTGCCCGAAGATTATCAACGTCCTATGGATGTGGAGCTACCGGATGACTATATCCAAGATATTAAGACGCTTGCGAAAAATGCAGGGCTTACACAAACTCAGTTCGAGAAGCTCGCACGCGAGTCTAAGGAGCGCACAGAGGCACAGAAAGTTAAGTTCAACGAAGCACAAAAAGAGCTTGGCGAAGATAATTTAAACATCTTAAAGGATTACGTTAAGAAGTATTACCCTGAGAAAGTGGGTGATGCCATTTTAAAAACCCTTATTACTGATAAAGAGGCGCGTGCCGCAGCGATGGCGCACCGGCAAGTCTTATTGAATAATACGGTTCCTGGTGTGGGCGCTGTCACAGTTGGCGGTTATCGTGTGACGCGTGAGGATGTTTTAAAACAACGCGCTGAATTGCAAAAGCGACCGCATGATCTTAAGGCACGTGATAAGTATATTAATCTCATGTCGCAATACGCGGATCAGAAAGACGCTTGATTATTGCACAAAGTTAGCTATATGATATAAGCATTATTAGCTAAGCCCTTTACCGGCAACCTTATCTAGTAATCTCGAACATTATCAGCCCGTCTATGATGGCAACCTGGTAGATGATCAATGTTACGCATCCCTTGTGGGGTGCATATTGATTACTATTGGGAGCCGCACGGATGCCAAACCAAATTAATTTAGCAACTGCATCGCAGTTGTTTGATACTGAAGTTACGATCAAGTTTCAAAACTATCAATACCTGATGAATACGATTGAAGAGCGTCACGGCACGACTGGCGATGCAACAAACGTCCCTGTTTCTGACATTATTGAAATGACCGCTCAGACTTTTGCGCCAGTTGATATTGGTGTAACACCGGTTAATGAAACAAACGTCATGGTTGTACCATTTAACTATGCGTTGAAAACCGTTATTGGCGGTGGTGAAAAAACCTTATTTGCATATGACAAGATTGTTGATCATGCCAAACTTCATGCACGCGCTGCTGGCCGTATGGTTGATTACATTAAGATCAATGCATTATTTAATTATTCAGGCTTCTCTTCGTTATTCACTGTGCCTGTCACAACTGGTGTTAATACTGGTATGAACGAAGGCAAAATTGCCGCTGGCCTTTCCTACCTGGAAAACCAAGGCGTGCAAGTTATGAATCACGAAGTATCCTTGTGGATGCCAGCGATTATCAAACAGTCTATGTTAGCTGATGAGCGCGTTGTTAATATCTTCTATAACGATCGCAGACCATTAGTTGATAACGAGTTAACGACCTATCTTGGCGTTGACATCAGAACACTCGGTGCAAATGGTATCAATACGATTCCATTCACCGCAGCGGGCTCTCCGGTTATTGATACGTACCAAGTGCCTTTGGTTAACAAAGAAGCGATGGTGCAAATCTTTAACCGTGATGTGATGACCAGTATTACGTGGGTGCCGCAAAATGATCGTTGGGAACTATTAACCGTTCTCACATCAGGTGCGAATGTTATTCAAGCAAACGGTATTGCTTTAATCACTGCTAACAACCCATTTGTAGTCAACTAATAGAGGGATTTATTTATGTCAAATTTTGAAACTTGGGGTGTAGTGACGCAAGGCTTGATGGGCTCAGCCCCGGCACGCTTCATTGCATCGACCACAGATGCCTTTGCCACCATTATTGCGGCTGGCTATATGAACGACAAGTACAAGGAAATTAAGGCTAATGACAAGGTAGAAATTAATTACCTTGATGCTAGCACCTTTCCTGTAAATGTAGGAGAAGCGGCTATTTATGGCGTTTTCCACGTACAATACGACCCGATCTTAAACAACTGGAATTTAATTCCAGAAGTGCCAGCGGGTAACACCATAGCAAACTATGGTTTACACTCTGCGCTTTATAGTAATGCTGGTGGTTCTGCAACGACTACCTTTAACGATGCATCCATCAACCCAAATAGCGTCGTGATTGCAAGATGGCAATCAAGTGCCAACGCTGTGAAAGTTGAGACTGTATTGCCGGGTAATGGCACGATTACGGTTGTTTCGAGTGCTGATCCTGGTGTTTCAGTATTGGAATACATCTCAATCCTGCCATCGGTTCCATTGCAAAATGCTGGCGTTTACGCTGCGAAATACACCAATGCTGGTGGTTCTGCAACGATTGTGATTGCTAATCCAAACATTACCGCTGCGATGGTTGTTGAAGCTAATTTTGCATCACAAGCTAATGCATCTATTGTTCAAACGGTACTTGCTGGTGCTGGCACGATTACAATTGTTGCCTCTGCCGATCCTGGTGCTTCAGTCATTGAGTATGTTGCTGCATTACCATCTAGTGCATTAACGGCACTCGGTTTCTATGCTGCGAAATACACCAACGCTGGTGGATCAGCCACAACCACTATTACTGATGCAAATATCGTTGCAAGCAGTATTGTGGTAGCGGATTGGGCATCGCAAGCTAACGCTGCACAGATTGAGAAAGTAACGCCTGCCGCTGGTTCCTTGGTAATCTTATCAAGTGCCGATCCAGGTGCATCCGTTCTCAACTACAGTGCAACGCCTGTATCTGAGGGCTCACAAGCTGGTAACTTCCTTGTCTCGAGCAATAACTTATCTGATGTCGCAAGCGCTTCAGCATCTCTTGCCAATCTTGGCGGGTTGCCGTTAGCTGGTGGGCAAATGACAGGTTCGATCTTGCTTGATCGTGGGACTGCAACCTCAACCGCAGGCGCAGCAACCGTTAATCATCAGGCGGGTGTTATTACCACTGAAGCTTTAACGACCGCAGCGGCTAGCGCGTATGCTTTCACCTTGACTGACTCAAGGATCACGACAGCATCTATCGTGCTCTTGCAGCTCATGGGTGGAACAAATACCACACGCGGCCTTGAACTACGCGCCATACCTGGTAGTGGTTCAGCAACACTTTCAATCTACAACAACAACGTAGCAGGTACCGCTTTGAATGGTACGTTGATCTTCGGGTTTGTTGTGATCTAACGCGAGAGGGGGCTTAATTGCCCCCTTATCTATAGGTAATCAGATGCCATCATTGATTCAGCTAGTCAATTACACATTAGCCGAATTAGGCCGTCCGAGCGTTTCGGCAACAACGGATACGCCGGAATCTGAATATGTCACTGCTAAGATTTTTGAGCTCTACAAAGAAGTGCTGCTTGAATATAACTGGTCTTGGGCAATCGTTTATATCAATGATAGCTCGCCATTAAGCGTTAATTTTTCCCCTGATTATGTTTATAGTTATGCATTACCTGGTGATTTTGGGAAGTTTTACAAATGGGCAACGACAGGCGCTCAATGGCCAATTTATGCCTTTGTAGATGGTATGTTACTCGCCAATACTTTGCCTGTGCAATATTACTACATCGTAAACGATGCCGCCTTTGAAGTTTGGACGCCGCTTGTTTCGCGTATGCTTGTGCTCTATGTTGCTGCAAAATCTGCACCTACACTCACAAATAATCTACAGTTATGTGCCTATCTTGAGAATGAATATGTCAAGATGCGTACACGCGCGATATTGCAAGATGATATGGAGCGTTCAGTTCAAACTACGCCATACAATGATTTTGACCGCATTACCTTTGTTTAATTTCCATTTGCTCATGATATACTCTCCTAGTAACGCATAAAACATGGATGTATTATGTCGAAAACCTCACCGACAACCGCTCAATTAGTACGTCAAACGCAATTCACAACGGGTGAAGTTGATATATCCACTTGGAAACGCACTGATGCAGCA